TTGAAGAAAAGATATCAAGACATGTATCTGGATATGGAAGTTCTATTGCAAGTGATATATTTAACGAAAGTGATATTGATTCAAATAAATTTATATCAGTTGAACAAAGTATGGACGAACATGACTTAGTTATACCTAATATGTCTCCTTTTAGGTGTATAAATTGGTTGTCTTCTAGGTGTCATAATGATACTAGTACATCTTATGTATTTTTTGAGAACAATCGTGAATATATGTTTAAGTCGATTGAATCATTTTTCGATGAGAGTATTAAATATAAATATCGGGGCTCTGGTAAGAATGTTAATAGCTATGGAACTATGAAGAATCAAGAAGAAGAAAATAGGTCATTAATATCATATAAAGTTATATCCAGATTTAATGTTATAGATAATATAACCAAGGGTATGTATGCATCTGGTGTTATGAGTTGTGATGTTGTACATAGAAAGGTTAAGAAAACAACACATTCGTGGTATGAAGATTCTGAGAAGTATCAAGTTAGAAAAAGAGAAATAAAGAGTCGGTTATACCCATTAATGAGTAAGAATCCAAACTCTATGTTGAAATATTATCCTGATAATGTTATGTTAGTTCCACACAATCAGTTAAATAAATATAATATATCAGATAATATTTTAAAATATAATTATGGTAATCAGTTATTTGATAATTTAAAGATGAATATAGAAGTTTCCGGTAATACTTCACTAGCTGTTGGTGACTTATTAGAAATAGAAATTCCGGTAAAACGTCCTGGAAATGAGGTTGTTCGTGATGAGATTTATGCTGGTAAGTGGTTGATTATAAACATAACACATATAATAACTAGAGATTCATATATTATGAGTATTGATGTAGCTAAAGACAGAATAGGATTAAATTTATAATGAATTCTTATATGGGTATGAATAATTTCATATGGTTTCATGGTATTGTTGAAGATACCGATGATCCATTAATGATTGGTAGGTGTCGTGTACGTGTTATTGGATTACATGATAACAATCGTTCTATGTTGCCAACTGACAAGTTACCGTGGGCGAGTCCTATGATGCCAATAACATCGGCATCAATTGGTGGTATTGGTATATCTCCAACCGGTATTATGTTGGGTTCGTGGGTTGTTGGATTTTTCAGAGATGGTGAGAGTGCCCAAGACCCAATAATGATGGGTACTATTCCTGGAATACCGTCTGGTCCAGATGAGGATGAATTGGATTATGGTGATCCAACAGAAGTATATCCATATAAAGAAGAAACGTCACAATACAATAGTGTTCTTAATGAATCCGATGTTAATAGATTAGCTAGAAGTGTAGTTGACGATACTATAGTAACAAATAAAAAATCATCAGTTATTAATAATTCTTTATTTTCAGAGCCACCAACTAAATATGCTCCTACCTATCCTGATAATAAAGTATTAAGCACTGACTCAGGACACCATCAAGAATTTGATGATACTCCTGGTGCTGAAAGGATTCATACTTATCATAAGAGTGGTTCTTTTGAAGAATATCATCCTAATGGTGATAGAGTAACTAAAATAGTTGGTAATGACTATGAAATAGTATATGGAGATAAGAATTTACATGTCTCTGGTAATCTCAATATATATGTTAACGGTTCTGTTAAAATAAAAGTAAACGGATCGTGGGATGCAAAGGTTGGTGGGTCACATACAACTAACAGCGGTGGGAATATGAAAAAAACTGCACCGAAAATCAATTTAAACTAGTAAAGTAGTTAATTATATGAATAAACGATATGAGAAAAAATTCCAATACTATGATATTGATTTGAAATTTAGAAAGTGGGAATCTGTTATGAATAACGGACAGACTGATTGGGAAATTGATTTAAATGAAAAGGGTATATCTAATAATGACATAACCCATATGACTTCATATTCATCAATAAATCAATCATTAAGGAATATATTATTAACCAATATATATGAAAGACCATTTGATATCAATTTCGGTGGTAATGTGTATAGTCAATTATTTGAGAATATAGATGATATTTCTTTAATGTCTCATTTATCTGACATTATACGTGAATTAGTATCACGATATGAAAGACGTGTGGATATTGTTGATGTATCGTTTGCTGAGGGGAAGTTTCAGAATAATAAACATATTATAAATATTACAATAGAATATGTCATCCCGACATCCGATCACGTAATACGTTTTACATTTCCAATAGAGAGAATAAAGTAACCATTATGTCAAATATAAAACTTACAGAATTAGACTTTGATAATATAAAATCAAGTATAATTAATTATATGAAGAGTCATCCGGATCAAACATTTAACTCATATGATTTTGAGGGGTCTGGGTTAAATACGTTAATAGATTTGTTGGCATATAATACCCATCACCAGGCATTTTATTTAAACATGGTAGCTAATGAAATGTTTTTAGATACTGCTAAACTTAGAGAGAATGTAGTATCTAAAAGTAAATTACTTGGATATATGCCGAAATCGAATAAGAGTGCAACTGCTATTGTTGATTTAGTTTTTAAAGTAAAGGCATCGGTGATAGATGATTTAACTACAGATAGTATGTTTATTTCTGATGAGGTTCTAGATATTAATGGCAATGTCAAGAAGATTATTAATAATAAATTCCCAATTAGTACTGGTGATGTATTTACTTTAAATTCTAATACGGGAAAGGGTAATATTCATTATTATACTCCTAAGTATGTACAATATGCTAAGAAGGATATTGATATACTGTATGAGGCACCACATGATTATTATGTATATAGATTAGATAATATGGTATTGGTTCAGGGTAATCAGGTAGAAGAAGTTTTTATTATTAATAATGAAGATATTAATCAACATCATCTTATATCTAATCAAGACATTGACACGACAAGTATGGTAGTTACGGTTAGACCGAATGAAACCTCAATTGAGTCAAATATATATACATTGGAAGATGATAATATGAAATTGGATTCTGAGTCCAAGGTTTATTTTTTACAGGAGTCATATAATGAACAGTATGAAATATATTTCGGTGATGGTATATTAGGTAAATATATACCAACTGGGTCTATTGCAAATGTTAAATATATTAACTGTTTGGGTAGTATCGCCAATAATAAATCTGGTGATATGAATTGGGTTACACCACCACCACACGTTCCTGCTCCATCCATTTCAGCATCAGTAGTTGGTAAGACTTGGGGTGGGTATGATAAGGATGATATAAAGACTATTAAACATTCAGCTCCCAGAGAGTTTTCTACACAACGGCGTGCAGTTACTGCTGAGGATTATAGAGAAATATTACGACAAATATATCCAAATATAGATTCTATTAATGTTTGGGGTGGTGAAGAAAATGTACCACCCATGTATGGTAAGGTTTTAGTATCAATAAAACCAAAGAATTCTTTATACCTATCAGACCATGAACGTGATAATATAGAATTTAAATTAAAGAGGAATCATTCAGTAATTGGCATAGTGCCTATGTTAATGAGTCCGACATATATTAAAATTAATATCAATACATTAGTTAAATATAATACACAATCTACCCTACTATCGGAACCTGATATAGTGGAAATGGTTAGTACTAATATAATGGAATACTCAAATGATGTGTTGAATAGTTTCGGAGACTACTTTAGATATTCTAGGTTTCTATCTATTATAGATGACACTCATCATTCAATATCCAATAATGTCACAACTGTGTCTGTATCAATTTCACATGAAATTCATGAATCTAAAATTAGTTATGTATCTAAGTTTTCTAATAGGATTAAACGTGGTACTATAACATCTACTAAATTTAAGTTGATCGGTGACGATAGGGAATATTTATTTTCAGATGATAAGGTGGGTAAGTTAGTGGCATATACTCATGATGGTGAGGGGAATAGGTATGATAATCCATTTGTGATATCTGATATTGATTATGATACTGGTATAGTAACTATCCGAGATATTATATTACAGAAAGAAGAAGATGCAACTGATATAACTATTACTTGTGTATTAGAATCACCTGATATTTATGCAAGGGAAAATCAAATATTATATATTGATGTGATTACATTGAATGTTAGAGCAAAGTCTAATGAGATATATACGTTAGATAACAGTGTACATTCTGTTAAGATATTATGAAAAAAATGAACTTTATAAATCATATATCGGAGGGTATTAGAACACAGTTACCGATGTGGATGTCGGTAGATAATGATGAAGGTGAATATGATAATTTTATACAATTCCTAGAATTGTATTATGAGTGGATGGAACGTGAATATGGACAAATTGACTTGTTATCACGTATTACTGAATTTTCAGATATAGATTATACTATAGATATATTTATCGATCAATTTAAATCTGAATTGGCATCAACAATACCCGATGTAGTATCTTTACAACGATTTAGAGATGAAGTGTCTCCAAAGAATATATCATCTTCATCTAATCGAACATTTAATAAAATAACATATGAGTCAGACAATTTCATATCAAATGGTGTGGTGTCAATATATGATTTATCATATTATGAACCATCATATTATGAGGACTTAGATGTTAAAGTTAAAGTTAAACTTATTAAGGTGTATGTTAATAGTTATGATTTTATAGATGTTGGTGTATTAAGTAATCAAATTTCAGATACATCAAGTACATATAGTGAAATATCTGAGTATAACAATAGAATAACGATGGATCGTGATGATATACTTAAATCGTTGTCATTTAATCCTAATTATAAAGTTATAGAGTTGCCAGAATTTATCTTTAAAATCGAAGAAACAACGATAGTTGATCCATCAGACGATAGTAAGAGTTTAATATTACAAAAAGGTAGGATATCTGATGTTATATATGATGGAGAATCTAGTGGATGGACAGATGGTATATTTTATGTTAATGTTGATAATAAGGGTGGTGTTTTATCAATTAAAGTAGAGAACTCATATATAACATCAGTTAATAAAGTTAATGGTGGTGATGGGTATACTGATATTAAAATGACTGATGTAGATTTTTTTAATAATCAAGATGAGGCTGGATATGGTATGCATACTGAGTATGCTATAGCACCAAAATCATATTTCACATATAATCTAAGTGGATCAATTGATACTATTTTTACCGATGGATATAATGGTTATTTTTTAACCGATGGGGTATATTATGTGGACGTTAATGGTGGGGATAATAACGGACAAGTAATAATGACGGTAGTAGATGGTGGGGTTAATGGTTATAGTATAGGATATGGTGGTACTGGTTATACTAACGAGACTCCTGCTAAGATTAATTTTCTTTCTGGATATTTGACAGGAACTGTAGTAATATCACATACGAACCCTGGTTCACCCCAAAGTGATTTTGAGTATGATACTGGAATAGTTATAAGTTATGGTAATGTTTTTAAAATTCAACCAGACAGTATAATTGGTAGTGGTGGTGGAACGTGTGTTGTATATGCTTCATTTGATAATGGTTCTACATGGTTGAATTTTACTACAAATGAGTTGAATGGTCCACGTTTATTTATACCAGATGAGGTTAGAACTAAATTAAATAATTCCGTAACTCTACGTATTAAGGTTGAGAATTCCTTATATTCTTTTATCAGTTTAACGATTAAAATTCTTCAATATCATGGTAGTACCGATTATCAAGTTTTAGACGATAGTAATTATATAGTAGATGGCAATACTCTCAGGTTTTTAAATGGAAATGATATTGTTACTCTTAAGTCACAAGTAGTATTTAAAGTCGAGTATACAGTTAATAGAGAATATTTTAGTGAAGAGTCGGCTTCCACTGATGAGACTACAATGCCGGTGAAGGCTAGGTATAGTAATAAGAAACAATTTCTTAAGTTTATGAAAGAGTTTTATAGAAATAAAGGTTCAGAGAAATCATACGAATTTATATTTCATGCATTTTATAATAAAGATGTGAATTTTTTCTATCCCAAAAATCATTTATTTAAACCAAGTAATAATATATGGGTGTCTGATACAAGTATACGTTGTGTTCCTTATAGGGATGCCGATGGGGTTATGACTAACTATAATAATGTGAATTATAATCCAGTTGATGTTGTAGGTGTAGTTAGTGGTACTACGGCAACCGTTGATAGATATGTAACACATAATATAAACGGATTATATGCCATTGAGTATTTCTTATCTAATATACAACATGGAGAGTTTCTTACTAAAGAAACAGTTATGGTATATTCTTTAGGTGGTGATGAAAAGTTACAAACTCACATTGAACAACTTTACGAATGTGCTATTGGTGTTGACATACTTAACGGTGGATCGGATTACCCCATGAATAGATTATTGGATATATATATATCTGACAGTGGAAGTGGGCAGGGATTTAGTAGTTATATTAGTGATATAAGTAACGGTAACGTTAGTGGGGTGGAGGTTGTAGAAGGTGGGGATGGTTACATAGAGGGGGAATTGATATCATTTATAGAAGATGGAACATTCGGGTCTGGTGCTATAGCTAAAATAGAAAAATGTTTCTCACCTGTTACTGAATATTCTGGGGAGTGGATACAAGACCCATCACTTGCAGCTGGTAGATTTGCTCAATTTGATATATCCGATATATCTGGTAGTCCTGTGTGGGATATATCCTATTCATACTATACGTCTATTGTTATTACTAATATAGACATACATTATAATTCCAACTTATTGTTATTAGATTTTAATGAAGATTCTGGTGTTGCATATTCTAATCATATGAATATGTTTGATTTGCAAAAGGTTGGATCATATGTGACAAATCATGGTAATCGTGATGGGTTATGTCATATTGAAGACCCCAATGGTACGTCATTTTCTCAAGAATATACTTTAAATAAAAATGAATGTATTTCTAATAATAGTGGTTCATATATAAATCCAACCGGATTAGATTCTCATGTGTTTGGTGATCAGACTACTTTATCTTTTGAAAATGGATATTTGTATGTCAAAGGACTTGGAGAGTCATTATCTAAATGTAATAATTCCCCAGCTGATCTTTATCCTGACGATTTTACTATAGACTTTTGGTATAAACCTACTAAAATATATATCGCGGGGTCTAC